CCAATCTGATATGTACCAGTTGTTCCAATAAGACCAGTTGCAGTTACTCTATACCAACCATTACCTACAGATGTAATTGTTCCTCCTTGTCCTGTAGAAACACCACCTGTTGTAATTTGTCCAAAAACAGATACAGTAGAAACATCGTACCTAGTTCTGATGCTAGGGTTTCCTGTGCCTATCCACAACTGGAAAAAGTTTCTGCCGTTTACTTTTACATAGGCGGAAACTGTGACGGATGCTGTACCCGATAACGATATGGATGTGGGAGAACCAAGCCAATGTAAACTTGTGCCTGTGTTTTCAGTAAAAGTATCTGCGGTTGTAGTTCCATCAGGTGCGGCTATTGAATTAGCAGTTATAGTTGACGCTGATTTTGTCCAGTACGCATTATCAAATTCTTGGCTGTAAGTAAACAAATTCTGTTCAGCTACAGCAGAAGTATTGTCATCATAATATGTAGCAGTAGTAGGTCTGCTAAATGTAATTCTAGGGTCGAGTGCTTCTGTGTTAGCGAAATCTAGTAATAAAGAAGGTCTAATGCTTGGGTAATTTGCGGAGATTGTCATGTTAAGCCACTATCCAGTTTGTGCCGTTATAAAAAACAGGGATTGTTACTGCGCCACCACCAACAACAGTAGAGCCATAAGTAGGTGCTAAAGCATTGGTGACATAAGCCCTCATGCCTGTTACGCCTGTAGGTAAGGTAGCTACTGTGTAGCCTGTGGTTTGTATTACGCCTGTAAATATTGTTGATTTATTAGTGTTGTTCCAGTATTGACTATAATTACCATCGCCATCAGATAACACAACATAATTACTTGCTGTGCGAATATCTAAACCACCTTGATTGCCTGTGTAAGCACCTAAAATAGAATTTTTACCGCCTGTAGTTATTGCAAACCCTGATAACGGGCCGACAAAAGTGCTATATGAACTTGTTGTTGTACCGTATCCAGCTACAGCACCGACAAAAACATTGTAACTTCCCGAAGTGTTTGAATTTGCAGACCTTTCACCAATATATACATTTTCAACACCAGTTGTGTTTCCTAATCCAGCTTGATAGCCTACAAAAATATTGTTTTGAGAAATTGTGGTGTTATAGCCAGCTTGAAAACCAACAGCAGTATTTTGATAGCCTGTTGTGTTTTTATTTAATGTTTGATATCCATTTGAAACATTGCTAAAGCCAGTTGTGTTTGTCGCAAAAGCACTATTACCAACAACCGTATTTGTATTTACAGCACCACTACCAAGACCTACAGTCAAAGTATTTATATTGGCATCGCCAGTAAGAATTACTCCAGCCTTATCTTCATAAGCCATGCTACCTAAATACTGGTTTAATGGGATTTGGCTAGGGGAAGAACCTACATCAGCCTGTGATACAAAGTTATAACCATTTTCTTTCATTACCCCACTAACCATAGTGTAGGTAGAATTTCCCGCTAAAACTCCAGCGTTGTTGTACTGAATTTGAGTATCAGAGCCACCAGCACCAGCCGCAGGGCTTCCCCATGTAGGAGTAGCACCACTACCAGCAGAGGTTAATACTTGACCGCTAGTGCCAAAGTTAGTAGTGCCTGTAATATTAGTGTTTAGTCCGATAGCACCACTAGCATTGATTACATGGGCTTTGTTTCCTGTTGTTCCCCAAGCTAAATAAGTCTTGTAGCCGTTGCCCGAACCATAGGTAATATCACCATCGTGTCCTGAATAGTAAATGCCGTTATTAAGGCTAAAGTAATCGCTAGGAGTTCCACTACTAAACACAGAGGAGTTCATGCCAAACTCACCATAGTAGGTAGAATCTGTGCCTAAATCGTTACTGACTGCAAAGTTTGTAGAAGCACCAGCAGTTCCACTCTTGTTTTGCATTACATTCTGTAGATAGCTTCCTGCTACTGTTGCGCCATTGGTTTGCGCAGAATTTGAAGCGTTGTAGCTTAAAACAGGGGTAAGGTTACTAGCAGAATTAGTCGCTAGATTGGGTACAGTTACAAGCCCATTGGAATCTTGGTATACCGATTTTCCTGCGGGGTAATCACAAAATACATTCTTTGTGCCACTTGTAAAGCTAACTTTAGACCCTGTGCTAGACGCTAGGACTGTATCCCTTGAGATACTGCCTGCGCTAACTGTTCCAATACCTACTTCCCATTCTGTTGTGTTGGGGTTTTCAATAGTGTAGTAAGTCGTGTTGGTATTGCCGATTGCGTTTGAAAAGGTGTCAAAGCCTACTACAGCACCCTTTAGCGTAAACGAGCCTGTGCCTGTGGTATCAGATGTTTCTAGTACCCTGTCTTTAAGGATTAATGCCATTATTTAACCCCTACAATTTTGCCGTTTTCGTCACGAATAACTGTTTTCGGTTGGGCAATCTTTTCATACAAAGCAGAAATCATTTGCGCCAACTGTTGATTATGCAGTTGTAACTCTTGTAAGGCTGGCTCTAGTGGATGTTTTACCATATCGTACCCCATTATATCTTGTAACAATTTAGCTGTTTCTACATTAGCGGTATAGGCAGAAGAACCATCGTCTAGTCCTGCGCCAATTCTAGCAGTTTCTATCTTATTAGCGTTATTTAGGTAGGCAACAAGAATCTCTTTATTGTTGTCTAACTCTGATTTTTTCTCGCCAGCAGTAATCTTCATCTGCTCTAACTGGGAATTGGAATCTGCTTCACGCTGATTACGCTCATTTTCCAGTTGGAATTTAAGCTGATTCTCTTGTGCTTGGTACTCTTGCTTGGCCTTCTCAAGTTCCATCTGCATCTGCATCTTTTGTTGCTCAAGTTGCATATTCTGTTGGGCTTGTGCTTGTGCGGCCTGCATCTTGGATTGCTCAATCTGCATCTGCATCTGCATTTTTTGTTGTTCAGGACTTGGTGGTTTGGGTTGTCCTTCTGCTTGTTTAGCTTGTTCGCGGAACTTGTCAGCAGTTTCGTCAATGATTCCCTCAAGACCTTTACCACACTTAAACGCAGTTACGGCAAACTTTAACATTTCCATCAACATCGGTGTAGCTTCAGGCACTTGTGATGCCATCGGTACGGCTTGTTGAAAGAACTGACCCATAGCGGATAAGAACTCCATCCTGTCAGCTTTTTCTTGCTGTTCGTCTTGGAATATCATCGAATCGCTAGTGACTTCCACGCGGAAGTTCTTGGCGGCTTCGTTTCTTAATAGTTGTAAAGCTTGTGGGATATGCTGTTGGTCACTCTGACTTAACTGCATCGCGCCCGAAATCTTGACAATCGTATCGTCTGTAAAGTGGTTACAAATGATTTGCGCCTTGATGGACAGCAGTTCTGTAGCAAAGTCTACGACTGCGTGTTGCATAGTCTTTAAGCGACCTGCCGCGTTGTTAGACTTAATAATCTGTGCGCCAAGGGTTTCGTTGGGGTCAGTCTGTCCACGCTGAATATCAGCGATACCCATAATCTCGTAGATTTGACCCTTGACCTGATCCATAGCCTGATAAGCCATAGTCAATGCGGCCGCGATAGGTTGGATGTCTACTATATTGATAGCACCTTGCATACCCTGTTTCTCTGCAAACGCGCCCCAGTTCTTAACTGGAATTAATGTATTGTTTTCGCCTTCGGAGAACAGACGGGCAAGACTAGGTTCAGAAGCGTCATAGACACCCCGAACTTTCAATGCTTGTATAAACCCGTCTATACGGTCAGCCAATGTGTCTAGCTGTCTTGCTTGGTCTTGGTACAGAACAAAGTCAGGGATAGGCTCAAGCTTATCGCTGGTCAATGTAGCGTACAAAGGTTTAGGGCATGGCCAAAAGTTTTCTAACTTAAGTGGGTCAGGTCTTGTGTCTAGGATTTCGCCCATAGACTTGGATAACCAAATAACTTCGCCTGTAGTCTTATCCCAAATTTCGTATACACAAGCTTCTGACGCGCCTTCGCCCATCTTCTCGTTGTAAGTCTTTGAATTTTCAGGCTTTGTATCAAGTGGAATCTTGCCGCCAAGTTCCTCGCCAAAGCGTTCTACTAGGGCAGGTCTGCCCATATAGACCTTACGCCATACGGCTGTTACTTCTTCCCATGTCCTAGCAATGGTATGACCAAAGTCACGCCAGTAAACATAGTCAACAGGGGCGCATTCGTACTCAATTCTTTCTTGATCTTCACGATGCATACCGCCTTCGGTTTCAGCTTCGTCAATATCTTCTGTTACTTGGAAGCCATCATCGGGTACATCAGCACCTTCTATCTCATCTTCTTTAGCCTTGCCAGTAATATGTGGCTCGTAGCGCACCCAGCTAGTACCACGACCACCAAGCAAGCGATCTTGTACAGACTGATTCATTGCAGACTTGTAGTCACCGTAGTGGGTGATCTCGTAGTCTAATGCTCGCTCTAACATCATTGATGCAACACGGGCTATTGGATCATTATCGCGAAATTTACGACTTACATCAGGTCTTGGCAGTCTTGCAAAGATAGCTGGGGTAATGGTTTGGACATTACTCCAAAGGATATTAAACTTGGCGTTAGGGTTGTTTCTAGTACGACTGTCATCCCTGTATCGCTTGATAATTCTATCTGTACGACCTTCCCATTCCTTGAAGCTACGCTCGTAGCCTGCGATGGTGTTATACCAATCTTGGTATGTATGATCCATATTTATATCCTGCGAATAGTTTGTTTAGGTGTCATTTTCCACATTTCGTCAAGCGTTACATCCGTTTGGCCGACATGAAGTCCTTTGATTCTTGTGTCCTTAAGGATAGGGCTATCCTCGTCTTTCCATACAATTGAAAGATACCGCATTGCGTCTGCCGAATGGCTGGTGAAATCGTGTTTTGGGCGATCCCTAAAACATTTCTTATCGTCATCCCATTCCCTTTGATATTGACGCAAACATTCGATACCTTCTTCGCATCTATTATCGAACCAAGCGCGAGTTAATGCAAGCCTTGTTGCCTGTATTCCATCCTGAATTGACAGATTTGGAACAATTTTAAAGTGTTTTATGTCAATTTTTGTCGCAAATTGTTCGATTATGCTCTTGCCACCCGATGCCATAGTTTTGGCTCTAGCGTCATGGGGCAGGTAATGGTAGCCGTACTTGTACCCAAACTCATCCTCTTTTTGGGCGAGTAGTCCTGTGTAGTAGGGGATGGCTTGACCGTTAGATGAGTGATGGTCTAGCACCCGTATCTCACCGTACACCACCTGAAACCACCATATTGAGGTGCTATCGTTGAAGCCCAAATCCCAAGCAGTATGGCAAGGAAACATAGGGTCGTAGTCAACGGTAGTAATACGCTCCAAATCTGTGATCCTACGCATTTCTTGACCATAGTACGCCCCTAAAATAGCCGCTTCAAATGAGCATAAAAACTCTTGCTCGTACTGGTTGGATGACATAGACTGCTGGGCATCCAGTAGTTCAGCATCGGGCAGTAGCCCTGAATGGTCAGCCCGTAAGGTTTTGACATACCAATTAGGGTTCTTTAGACCCTCGTTATAGATGTCATAGAAGGCATTGTGTCCCTTTGGTGTACCGATAAAGGTAGCCCATCCCTGCCTGTCTGTAAGCAATGGCCTAACAATCTCACCCCACAGTCGGGGCTTCATGTCTGCGTACTCGTCTAATACCACGCCATCAAGATAAAGCCCACGCAAAGCGTCAGGATTATCAGCACCAAACAGTCTAATTTTTGCTCCGTTGACAAGTTCCACCCACAATTCTGATTGATTAGCCTTAACAATGGCTGGTTCTGCAAATTTTAATAAATAGTCCCACGCGATATTCTTGGCTTGTGCGTAATATGGTGCAATATAGGCGTACCTGCCATCAGGCTTATTCTCATGTATTGCCCTACGAATAGTGTCGCAGATGGTAGCGACTGTCTTTCCTGCGCGCCTGTGGCAGACCAGTACAGCCCAGCGTTCCTCGCGCCTATGAAAGTCAAGGAAAGCTTCCCTAGCCTTGTAGGGGTACTCGTATCTTTTAACTACCTCAATCAAGGAACTTGTGTTCGTGAACTATTGTTACTGGCTCATCCTGTGGGCTAGTGTGTTCTGTCCTAGATAGTTTAGGCACATGGAACTCTGCTACCTGCATTAAACAATCAAATGCTACTTTAGAACCAAACTTTTCATTGTTAGCAATGTCATCAAGCCATGCTTGTAGCCTATCAGCGTTGTTATCAACAAAAGCCGCAAATGCTAATCGAGCCGCGCCCGTAGCTTTGTTAGGTGTACCAGCTTGTCTGCCCCCAGTTTTGGGTGATCCTTTAAGCTTGCCACCTTTTCTAGGAGTTTCTACTTTAGATTGCATACCTTATCCAAGTGGTTGATTAAGATAGGTTAATTGTAGCGTTATTTATGCTTTTTGGCTAACTCTTTAGCAATCATATCTTTACGAGTTTCTTTGCCGTGCTTACTCTCAACATTTTTATTAAGAGCGTCAGCAAATTCATGTACCCAATCAGGTATAGGTTTCTTATCTCCTATCCAATTTGATTTATTTTCCAATTGTGCCTTCATAAGTTTCCTTACTTATTTTACCAGTTTTAAATTCATTTTCTAAAGCATCGCGCAATTTTGTACCCATTTCATCGGAATTAAACATGGGCAATTCTTCCAATGAAGATGCCCTAGCTTTGCCTTTACCAAAGGTATTGTTAATAACACCGATACTGACATTAGGGTTATCTTTGTATTGTTCCATAAGTTGTGGAATTACTTCTCTTACACCTACATGGGTTTTTAAATGTTCTTCAATAGGTACGGTGCGGCCTGAACCTAATTCTTGTTTCATGCGTTCAGCACGGGTTAAAGCGCCTTCTGTCAAAGATTCAACAGGATCGCGATATACATACACAATATTGACATTACGCCCTGATTCTAGGGCTTGGTCTATCTTTTTAGTAGCTGAATCCAATTTATTTAAATTAGTATCGTAAATTATTTCCGCTTGTTTGCTTAAACTTGGAAACGCATTTTCTAATGCTGTAGTCTTTCCTGCTCCTGTGCCACCACCAGTAAACAATACAGTTGAGTTTGGCGCGGCAGGTTGGGCCAGTTTTTGAGCATAAAGTTGTTTAACAAAAGCACTTGCAGGCTCATGCACATTGGCTGACAAAGTGCGGTTAGCAGCATAGTCAGGGCTTAACTCTCTAGCAATGTCAGTATTTAAGACTTTGCCGCCTTTAGATTCAGCAAGCAATTGATATTGATTAACTAGGTCAGGGTATTCTTTATCTAGTCTAGTTTGAAACTTTTGACCAATGTTATCTAATGTGGGCGCGGTACTAACCGCTTTTGAAGTTCTTAATCCTTTGGCCATTAGTGCTGCTGGCAAAACCATTGCACCAATTCCTGCTAACTCACCTTGATTTTGACCTTTTGCATACGCTTCATAATTAGGGTTTGTCAGTACACCTTGGCTTTGCATGGAAGGCAAACCTGTAGCGTTTTCTAAAAATCCAGTAGCATAACCAGCTTGACGCGGTTTATTTAGGCCAACTTGCATTTGTGGATAACCAACATAAGCTTGATTTCCGTCATTTAAACGCAAAAGTTCAGCCAAATTAGGCATTATTTAACTTCTTTATCCAAGTCTTTGAGCTTGTTCGCAATCATCTTCCTGCGCGCAATGCGGTCAGCTTGGTTCTTTTCAAGGGTAGATTGCTTATGCTCACGCAACATAGCATCTTCTTTTTTGTATTTGCGATCCATATGCTTCATGCTTTTTCCTCAATGTACTTGCCGTAAGCTTCTTCTAACTTGGCTTTTCTTGCGCCTTTGGCGTTTTCACGCTCAACATTTAAGGCAATAGCAGTAGCTTGGGCGGTACTTTTACCTGCCTTTTTCTCTGCCTTAATGTTTTTGCCGACAGATTCGGCTGATCCTGATTTGTCGAGTGGCATGATTATTCCTTTGGTATTGAAAAAAACCTATCACCAAATTGGCGTATTTCAAAACCTTTTGGTGCTGTTTCGGTTATATGTTGTTGCTCACCTGCTACTGCTTTGTGCCAAGTAGGGTGTTGAACGCCTTTAAGCATCATGTAGCTTTCGGCAGGTAAATTGTATTGTTCTATGTATTGCTGTGGTGCTGGTGCTACTGAACCCCAATGACCTGCATTTACACCTGTTCCTGTGCCACCCATACCATTAGCTTTAGCTGTTTCATAATCGTAGTCTGACCCATACGGATCAAATTTACGCAATGCTTGAGCCATATCAATTGGATTAGCCACAATTAACTCTTAAATTTAAGTAGGTAGATGGTGGTGTCGATTTCTTGCGCGATGTTATCGATCAATTGAACAATCTCTGAATCTTGTGGCAAGTCACCCCTAGCGTCTTTTACAAATGCTTGTAACGACTGTAGGTACGCCAATGGTTCTTTTGGCTGGTGGTATGTGCTAGGAAATTGGGTAATCTGACCATAGATGCCAAAAAAAGTTTCCGCCAAATCGTCTGTGAGCGATATGATGCGCTCGTAAAAACCGCCTAAAGCCTTGTGTTTAGCGTAGGACTTGGTAGCCCAATGGAAAAAATGGGCATTTGTCCCCGAATGTAGCAATGTTGCTAGGAATAAAGCCATCGATTTTTCCATAAAACGCTCCTTTTGCGCTATTTTATAACACTTTTTGTATTATTCCTAACGCTCTGATGGCGGCATCCACACTATCCACACGACTGACTGCGCCACCCTTCCACTTGCCCATAAAGTCTAGCTGGTCAGATGTAAACTTGGCTTTGGCATCGCGCTTAATTTCCATCAGCAAAGTTTCATTTTGGTAGCCCACCAATAAATCAGGACATCCGTGCTTCATTGACGCTAAAGAAACAACAGTTGCGCCTGCATCACGCAATGCTTTGACTATTTCTTTGTGGTTAGTATCAATTCGTGCGTATGTCATTGATTTTCCATTAAAATAGATTAGTATGAGCTAACTTTACCATTATAAAGGTTTTATATGGGCGGCTATTATCTGACGGATGAGCAATTTATAGAAGAATGGAAAAAGATAGGGTCACCCCTTACATTTGCCAAAATTCACAAGCTGTCCGAAAGATCGGTATATAACCGCAGGCGGTCAGTAGAAACAAGACACTCAATAACCCTTCCCAGCTTTAACGATACTAGATTAAATGATTACAAAAAGACAGAACAGACTGTCGGCAATACCCGCAGGGGCATGGATTTAGAAAAAGGTAGGATTATTGTATTTTCTGATGCCCATTTTTGGCCCGACCAAACCACTACAGCGTTCAAAGCGTTGCTAGAAATGATTAAAGAGTTTAAGCCTACCGCCATCGTGTGCAACGGTGACGCGCTGGATGGGGCATCAATTAGCAGGTTTCCAAGACAGGATTGGGATGCGTTACCTACGGTCAAACAAGAACTTGAAGCTTGCCAGTACTTTTTGGGTGAAATTGAAGCCGTAGCTAAAGGGGCAAAGTTATATTGGCCGCTGGGCAATCACGATGCTAGGCTTGAAATGCGGATCATAGAGAACCTTCCAGCCTTTGAAGGGGTGAGGGGTACAACTCTTAAAGAATACTTCCCTGCGTGGCTTCCTTGCTGGTCATTTTGGGTCAATGAAGATACCTGCATTAAGCATCGATGGAAAGGTGGATTTAGTGCTGGTCGCGCTAACGCTTTAAATTCAGGCGTTAATATGATTACAGGGCATACGCACCATTTATCTTGTATGCCAGTAGGAGATTTTAATGGAACGCGTTGGGGGGTTCAGACAGGTACTTTAGCAGACATCAATGGTCAGCAATTTGCCTATACGGAAGATACCCCAAAAGATTGGAATAGTGGTTTTGTCATGCTTTCTTTTGAGCGCAATAGGCTTTTACAGCCCGAAATGATTAGGGTTTGGGGCGAGGATGAAGTCGAATTTCGCGGTAAGATACACGGTGTATGAAGATCACGCCCAAAATCCTTGAAGGCATTTATCTTACTTTAGCCAAATGCCAGCCATTTTTGATGTGGGACATACCACCCAGCGAGCTATGTCGCTTTGAAGTTGTAAACGACCATACGGTAATGGCTACCTACGAATACGATGAATCCCTAGCAAAGCCGCATATCTTCTGTATATCTAAAGCTAGGTGCGGTCACTACGATACCGTCACTAGGTCAATGGCCCACGAAATGATCCATTGTTCCCGCCATAAGACAGGTAAATGGACATTGCACGATGCTACATTTAAGCGTAGAAAGATGCTTGTGGGCCAAGAACTAGGTTTTGACGGACACGAACTTTAATTACTTGCTAAAGTTTTTTAAAGACTTTAAAAAGCAATCAATCCAAAAGTCATAAACTTGCATGGCTTGTTCGGATAATTTTTCAAACTTCTTTAATTGATCTTCGTACATAGCAATCTCCTATTAAATGTTGCAATGCAATAATTATACACAAATTTTGGTATACCGCTGGTATGTATCATTTAGCCATGATGTAAAGCCCGACATTTGAAAAGGCGTAGCCTGTATATACAACTGCCATAGGCAGGTTACCTTTTACACCCTGTTCTATGCCAATGTACAGGTAGATAAGACCTGTAACAATGATTAGCCAGCTACTCACCTATAAGCCTTTTTGTTTGCTCAAGGAGTTCTTCTTCTGTGATTTGGTATTCCAACTCGAACCGTTTACGACCCATTCCGTGAATACTGGTATTTGATCCTCTATGGTGGTACGGGCATAACGGGATAACAGGGGCATTACTTCTTTTGCCAGTTCGTCTAATGTGATGCAATTCTGCTGGCGTTTCACCAAGCTGGAGATGCCTACATAATGAGCATCCCAGTTCAGCAATTTTTCGGTTGCGTAGTTTTTCATTTTTTGTCATTTTTTATGCTGTTAAACAATTCACCCCAGTTATGTATCTGATAAATCAAATCTTCGTTTTCAATCTCGTAGGTGTCTGCTTTTAACTCAAAAGTAGTGCCGTTAGTTCTTTCGCGAATCGTACCCTTTTCGTAAAACTTGGCAAGCCATAAAAAGGTTGCCTTTGGTAACCAACCACAGATAGTCAGCTTGTAGTCAATAGTGTTTAGGCTAGAAAATATGTAGCCATCAACATTAAACCTAGTCTGTGACGCGATTAGATTATTAACATACTTTAGGGTCGGTGTGACTGTGCGCCCCATTGTCTTGATGTCTATCTTCTTGCCGTGTATTACAAAGTCTACGCCACCATCATGCGTTGTGGTCGGTTGCATAAACGGTAAACCTAACGCGTGGGCCATCATATTCTGACCGATAACACCAACTAACTGCTGGTCTTTAGTACCATTTGAGTTATCAGGGCGCATTCCCAAGTTGTTATGCTCAACAAACTCTTTGCTTGCATCTATAACTAGCTGGGGGACTGATACATTAAACGCCATTAATGTAGTCTACAGTCAACTGTTCTAGCTTTTCTGCGCTTTCGGCAATGTCTACGCTTAACTCTAGCATCTGCGTAGGATTTGCAGACTTAAGTGATTCGTCATACATCTTGCACAAAAGTTTAAGGATTAAAAATTCTTCGGTTACTTTTAATGTGGTCATTTTAAAATCCTATCTTGAGTTCTGTTTGATACTTCTAGGGTCTGCCATGTGGCGTGTCTTAACCTAGCCGCTTCCAATTGCCATTTGAGTTTTTCTGCATTTTCTGTAGCTGTTCCAATCGCTTTACATAGATCTTGATAATCTTGGCTTCGATAAGCTTCACGCTCCTGCGCCCCAAGTGAATTTTCGTTAGTTTCAGCCATTTTGATAGCTTTAAGCGAACTCTTGAACGCTTCAAGTTGCGCCAATTCACCTTTTGCTTGTGCATATTTACCTGCGTTTTCTAATATAAAGTCTATACATTGATTTGGGTCTATCTCTCTCATTTTCCTAATCTCTTTTTAATTAACATTTTTATTTCCGCTTCGGTTTCGGGGTTCTGTTGTATTAACTTAACCACCGCATCCCAGCCACGCTTCTTTGCTACACCGATGTACCAATCTACTAGGTACGCCTGCTTTACTGCTTTTGGCCTATGAATAATCCCATGAATCATTGACGCAAATGGGTCAGGCTTCAATTTGCTTTATCTTCTGACTAATCCTTGATCTTAACGCTTGCCAGCCTTCGCCAGCATAGGGAGTTATACCTATTTCTTGTGCTTTTTTGATGGTCAATTCTTCTGTAGCGTAAAACGGCAATTCAGGTTTCTTTAGTGGCTCAATATCAAGCTCATCATCGTAGCGACCAGCCCGTAACCAAGACGCGGGGTACGGTATGTAGTCTTTAGCGGTTTCTTTAATCTTCCAATACTTAAGATGCTGTGGCAGGGCTTCTATGGCCTTTAATTGTTCATCAACAGTCATAGACCGCCAAGCCTTTTCAGCGTCTTTACGGGCCATCTTACGGGGGTACAGGCCATAAAACACAGCAAATGTCATTCTACATCCTCGACAAGTAATTGAATTTTAGAAATGATGTCATAAATATGTTTAACATCGTTTAAAGATAACTGACCCAGTAATTGCAAAATCTTGATTACCGCGATGTCGTTGTCTAACGGCTGGGGTTTAACTATCGTTTCGATCATTTAACTGTTTCCTTAATGCGGCACATTCATCTTCTAACATCTTGGTGTGGTCTGTTTCTTGGTTGTCGGCAAACTTTAAGATAGGCTTATCAAGGGCAAGTTTAGCAAGCTCGATGTACCTATCGACCTCAAGTCTATCTTCCCCACCAATGGCCGCTTTGCTATGACCCATAGGCTTACCCATCGTGTCGTAGTAGACTTCGCGAATTTCAAAGTAGTCCTCGTAAGAATTACTCATATTTACTAATCGTAGATTCCAAGTCATTTTGTACTCCAAATGTTAATCTAAATGAAGTATATGTTAAGTTTGCTTAAGAGTAAATATTTTTTATTAGTGTTGTTTTTTTTCACAATAGGTTGCCCAAAGGTGATAAGCCTTCATCCATTCAAGAAGTTGTACTTGAACTAATGCTACCGAAGTTAATGTTCAATCGATATAAGGTTGTCTATCACCATTGTCCTTATAACTTGTGCTGTACCCATTTAAGTCAGCGCGGCTTGCTATCAGGTGTAGATCAGCCGATGTATTCTTCCACGCCACCCAGTTAGGTGCTTAATTTCGTTTGGAGTACGAATGGGAATTAACAATAAAAAAGGGCTTTAGGGGTAACTCTGTGATTGAACGGCTTGGGAAATGCCTCTTTACTTCATTTCCTAAACCCACAGAACTACCTCTAAAACCCTAAATTATCGAGTGTTCAACTCCTCAATAACTTAATTGTACATCACTTTAATTCAGGCCATATCATTTTATAAGAAAGCGGAAAAAGCTCTTTTCTAGTGATAAGACCAGCACTTTCCTTTTCTAGGGTCGCGGCAAGGATCACCAACTTATCGTAAGGAATTATGCCGTTTTGCCACATAGACACCGCTGGAACGCTTACCCCTACTAGGTTTGCCACCTTTGTAGGGCCGCCCAACAACTTAATCATTGCTCTTGTAGATATATTTTCCATAAGCTATCTTAACATTTTTACAACAAATTTCAAATAATCTATTGCAATCTTATTTAAGTTGGCTTAATATCTAAATACGGTATGTGCCGTGTTAATTAGGAGAACTCGTATGAGTGAGCAAGATCAAGACTTCAATAGCTTCCAAGAACATTTGGAACGCATCTTTAAAGACCTCGATGACGGAATGATGCTAACTGCCGATAAAATCGGTGACCTTCGTTACGCCTGCGGTTTACCTGCTCCAGTAAGAAAAAACCCAGTACTACAAGCAGTCTTTGATGACTTTTCAAATATTTTTAGGAACGCATAATGATTATTTCAGATAACAGTAAAGAATTTAAAATCGCCCCAGCAGGGCTTCACATGGCTCGTCTGTACAGCATTATTGATTTGGGCCACCAATCCGTAGAGTGGGCTGGCGAATCCAAGATTATGCACAAGGTCGTGTTGACATGGGAGTTGCATGGCGATGACGATGCAGGACTTCCATTACAGACAGACGATAAGAAGCCTTTAATCGTGTCTAAACGCTATACCGTTTCTTTGGGTGACCAAGCGCGATTGCGTCAAGACCTTGAAAGCTGGTCTAACAAAAAGATGAGCGCAGAGGACAGAAAGAATTTTGACCTCAAAAATTTGTTGGGTAAGTTTTGCATGGTCAACATTACCCATTCAGAAGATGGCAAGTACGCTAACATCAGCGGTATTAGCCCTGTACCGTCAGCCTTGCGCGCGGCCCAGCCTGAAGGCATTAACCCTACCAAAATCTTTTGGCTACAGGACTACAAGCAAGAAGATTACGATGCCCTGCCAAAATACTACAAAGAAAAAATTACCGAATCGTCTGAATGGCGTGGCCAAAAACAGCGTGAAGCTGATGCGCCAAAGTTAGAAGATGATGACTTAAAGGACATCCCCTTCTGATGATAATTAAAGACAAACAACAAGATAGTGGCCATTGGTATACCCGTCAGGGTACGCCTGCCTACACTACCATTGGCAAGACTGGGGAAAGACCTACGACTTTGCGCGATGCGCGAAAAGAAGGTCTGCTTCCCAGCGTTACTACAATTATTAATGTCTTGGACAAGGCGGGCCTTACTAACTGGAAGTTGCAACAGGTCTTACTTGCCGCCTTAACCTTGCCTAGGGAAGTAAACGAACCTGAACAAGAATGGTTAAAGCGCGTTATGCAGGACAGCCGTGCTACTGGCAGGGAAGCGGCAGAGCGCGGTACGACTATCCACGCCATTATTGAAAGCTATTTTGAGCAGGTGTATATGCCTGTCAAGCCAGCCTACCTTGATGCTATAGATGATGTACTAAAGCATCATTTTGGGAATCAGCCGTGGTTGGCAGAAAGGTCTTTTGGTCATGCCTTGGGCTATGGGGGGAAATGCGACCTCATGGCCAAACCTATTAATGGTCAGGGTACAGGGTTTGTAGTAGACTTTAAGACAAAGGACACCGATTTAGACAAAGTTGATGTTTTTTTTGAGCATGAGTTACAACTAGCGAGCTATCGTGAAGGCCTAAACTTGCCCAACGCGCGCTGTGCTATCGTATTTGTCAACGGCACTACAAACCAAGTAAAATTGGTAGAAGTGGAAGAATCCAAGCTACAAAATGGCTGGGAGTGCTTTCAACACTTGTTACGGGTCTATCAGATCAAGAACAATCTTTAATTCCTTCACGGGAACGGGGGAAAGCGTAAAGAAGCAAGTACCCCAACTTCTTTAGGGCGTTAAGCCGCCATAGTAGGATGCAGTAAGTTAGGCTTTTTGCGGCTTTCCACCTAACAGCTACCAACTGCCAAATACTGCCCTTTTTTATACATATTGTTGGTAAATGTATAAAATACGCTACATTTTATATATGTTGTTTTTTTGCTAAATAACCCTTGCATTGTTAAGCCAACTTAACCTATACTGGTTTCACTTCAACAAAAAGTGAGATAGGAAAAAAAATGAACTACGATCAAGAAAAAGAAATGTTTGGAACAAGCATTGGCATAGTAGAAGCTAATTTATGCAATGCCTACAACATTAATATGCGTTTAATGGGTATGTTGTCTGATGTTCAAGAATTGATTGAAATGGGCGATACCAAAAAAGCTAATCAAGTTATTAACCGTGTCAAATATTACTTTGCAGAGTTTACAAACACCCGTGATTGTATTTGTGCTGAAAGAGAAACTAATTAATAAACAAGCCCCTACGGGGGTTACTTTTGAAAAGTGAGATAGAGATGAAAGTAATTAGCAAAGACAAAATTGACTTAACTTGCACATATTTTTACCAGTATCTTTTTGATAACGGGTACAAATATCGGGTTTGGGATACTGACGCAATTAACGCATATACCACTACAGGGCGTTATCCAAGCCAAAAAATGAAACAAAAAATGGAACGCATTATTTCTGAATGGGAAGATCGTAGGATTCAATTTCCAAATTAATTTTGTTGTTTTTTTGCTTAAGGTACTTGTGTTGTTAAGGTATCTTAAGTAAACTGGAGTTACTCCATTGGGGAGTGAGATAGAAAAAGGAGTTTCAAATGAAATATATCAGCGTAGTGAACACAGCAAAATTGGTAAGGGCAGCCCTTAAAGAATCATTTGTTGGCGTAAAGTTCAGCGTTACAAGCGATAGTTATGCTGGCGGTGCAAGCATCAACATCAAATACACAAACGGCCCTACAGAAAAGCAAGTTAAAGAAGTTATTTCTAGCTTTGAGGGTTCTTACTTTGACGGCATGATTGACTACAAAGGTTCTTGTTATGCCAATTTAAACGGTGAAGAAGTTAGATTTGGTGCTGACTTTATTTTTGTTAATAGAAAGTACAGCGTTGAGTTTTTAACAAAAATGGCTAATCAGGTTGCTTTTAGCTATCAAGTAAAAGAAGCTTTTGAGATTGTAGATAGCGTTTATAGCGGTGCTTATGTTAAAGGTTGTAATCAGGTTTATTTGCAAAGCAACAGGTATTTTGCTTCACAAGTAGCAACAGAAGCGTCAGAAGTTAGCTTTTGTGAATCCCAGCCAAGCAAAACAGTAGCAAGTGTTTACAGCATGGGTGATGACGGCTACGGTCAGGGTTGTGTTGGTAAGTTGGCTGCTTGAGGGGGATATATGGACATTAAAACATTAGAAAATAGTTTGTACTGGCAGGAGTTGGTTTTAAATCAGAGCAAAGACCCAGTTCAGATTGAGCGTGTTAAAAAAGCAATTGAGAAGCTACAAAAACAAATGCTTGATTTAAAGAACGAAAACGATGCTTTAAGGAAACAATTAAAAACAGTATGTAACGCTTTGATGGAAAGGAAATTGACATGAATTTAGAAAAACTACAACAAAAACTACCAAAATTGCTAAATATGAAATTTGTTAATAAAAAATTGGTAGATGTGTATGAACCGCCTTATAGTTTTATAAGAGATGGCAAGTTGTTTATTAGCGGTGAAAACGGTGATTGCGCTTGCGATTTTTATGGTGAGTTTAGAGGTAATGACCCATACATTAACCCAGCTTTAGAGAAATTTGCAGCTAAAAATGGTGGGTATTTTGAATGGGAAAACCCAGCTTGTATCGTGTTTTGTAAAGATTAATCAACGGCAGGTCATTGACACTATTCAGCTCAAGTACTCGCAGACGAACGACTAAAAAGACCTTGACCCGCCACCCAACTAAAGGAATCAAAATGAAAGACTTTATCGGAAGTTGTTTATTAGGTGCTTTGCTAGGTGGAATGATGGCTTATGCTGTACCAGCCAAAGCGCAGACTTACCCTATGACCGATGCCCGTGGATACAATGTGGGTACGGTTCAGATACAAGGCAATACAGCCCAGTTTGTAAACCCGATGGGGGTAACTACCCAAACTGCCACAATCTATCCTAATCAAGTTGTTTTTAGCACTCCTAGCGGTTACACCACAGGCGTAGTTGGGACTACAAGCTACAGCGTACCGCCTAGCCCACCAACCGTGCCAAGCGTGAGGGTATTGCAATGAGAGAAGAATGGAATAAGGGCTACGAAAAGGGTCGTGATGACTATTGCTGTAATGGCGATTGCAATCAAGGTAGAGATTGCCCATTGCGTAAAAAAGAACTAACAGATGAGGAAATAGATAGTCTAATTATGGAAGTTGCTGAAAAACCCACAGATGAAGATCTATATGACTTTGCTAGAGCCATTTTAAGAAAGGCACAAGAGAAATGAGTACAAGGTCAAAAGGAATGGTCGGCAAGACCTACAGAACAGCGTCAGAAGCGTTTAATGATGCCGACTATGCTACCGCCTTACAAAGACCCGAATCGTCTGATTTTGACGGGTTTGGTGCGTTCTGTGGGGCTTTATTGTTTTTGGCTATATTTGCGTACAGCTTTTGGAGAACTATCAGCTAATCGCGTTTAAAACCATGTTAATTTTGGCTTTACGGTCATCAAGGCCAATAAGCCCACCGTTAATGCGTTTGGTCATAGTTTCAATATCCATGCTATCGGATAGCATATTTATGCTTTTTTTATTGAAAAACCAGCCTGCACTTAAAGCCGCATATTTAGGAGTAGCCAGCCAATCAGGATTCCCAATAAAATCCACACCCAAACCAAGTCCGCAGTTTGCATAGTTTTCCCTGCCAGTAAGTTGTATTAATCCACGCCCAATGTACTTGCCAGCATCTTCAGGTGTGAGGTTACCCATCCTACCTGCATACACTTTAGACGCAATCTTTATTGGGTTATGCGCATACTTTTCTGCTGTGTCCATGTCAGGAAAACGAGAAGGCCATGTATTCATCAAGCCCTTGGCAGAGTAGTTTAAGTTTTCTACAAGGTGCTTAAAGCCGCCTGATTCGTGCATACATTGACCGATAAAGCAGGCTTGTCTTTTGGGTGTGTTTATTTCGTATTTGGCAAATGTTTCGTTTAAGGGATCAAGCCACTTGTGGTCTATGCCCAACTTGTCTAACTGCTCTAATGTCATTTTTTAAGGTTAGCCATAATGCGAGTTCCGAATAAGAAACCAAAAGCAATGTTAGCCGCCTCAATACCTATTCTTTGAATTTCGGGGGCTACTGGTAGAAATAGTGTACTTATGCCTACCACGATGACAAACAAAGCCCCTAGATACCGACTAGAAGCCCTTAAATCGATTACCCATTGACTAGGTTGTCCATAAGGATTGTCAAGCTTTGCAATGGCTTCTAGCTTTGCTATGTCGTTTTGGTCTAGCTTAATTTGGTCATCTACATTTAAAGGCTTAACTCCGCCAGTAAACATACCAATTAGGCTTTTAATGCCGTCTATTCCTACAGGCACAAGAGCGCCAATAATGGTTTCTAAAATCATTTACCTGTAATCCAATGAATTGCCCAGCCAATTAATGTAGAAAACGCAGATACGACCATGATTCCTACCCAAAAACCGCCCCTGCCTTTATTAGCCAATGCAAGCAGTTCTTCCATGCCAGCTTCTAGCTTGTCTATCTTGGCGGTTTGCTGGTCAACTTTTTCCCAAAGCTGTCCGTACTTAACGGGGTCGATTTCAAAAGACATAATTTTCTCAATTAATATTTATTTTCGGCAAATATATTTACAAATACAGTTTTATCTTCTAGTGCTTCAATTTCATGCCATTCTTTACCAATTAGGTTAAGTGGCTGTGAATCTTTATTAATAGTAGCTGTTACTTTTGCTGTTCTTATAACGCAAGAACCAGCGGTACAAAACGATGCGTGGTCATAAGAATGGGTGTGGCTAGGCAAGCCCATACCTTTATCGGCATGATAAATATTTACCCTTGAGCCACCATAATTAAAGGTATGCGCTGGTGCTATTGGTTTAGCTTGCATTGTTATCAACTACAACTGGAGTAAAAGGCAAACCATCATCAACAATAGGAATATCTTGTTCAATAACTACAGATTCGCCCAAATCAGGAATTGTAGGTTCTGTTGGCGTAGAAGTATTGGGCGTTAGTTCGGGAGTTGTTAAGCCGTCAGTCATAATTTTCCTTAAACAATAGAAGTAGCAACAGGAATACCTTGCAAATATAAATTTGAAGTAGTTGTAGGATATGGATTATATGAACTAATGCCGTAAGTTCCACTCAAAAATAAATTAATGCCCGTAGTCATTGAAGTTGGAACTGGTGTGTTAATGGCACTAGCAGAACCACCTGATACGCTGATATTCATTGTAGAAGATGTAGGGTCGTTTTGAACTAGACCGCTAGTACCTAACAAAATCACTTTACTTGAAGAAACTAAATAAGTTGAACCAGTAGTTCCATACCCAGCATTAAGCGTTGCACCATTTACTGTTAAATAATTGGTAGAAAGCTGTGTTTTTGCTTGGTAAGAAGTAGAAGTATTAGCCAATACACTAGCTGTGCCAGCGTTAGTTACATCATACACACTACCATTTTGCAATATTTTGCCAGTACAGTATGTCCAGCCTTGCTGTCCTGAAATTCTATTAGCACCTGCACTTTCAGCATCACTAGCTGTTGTTCTTGCGCCTTGAGTAAATGTGTTTGCAGATGGGGTGCAAGACACATATCTAGCGGCAATAATAAAGGTAGTTAAACTTGTTCTAACGCTACTAGCTATAGCTTGAAATAATGTATTACTGGCAGATTGAGTATAAGTTACTGATGTCGTACCTGTTACTGTACCACCACGAATATGGGTATAATAAGTAGTGCCACAACAACCTATAGCTTGCGTAAACTCACAACCATACGCATAAGCACTATTACTTCCTAAATAAGCTACATAAGGCCCACTAGCAGTATAACTGCCTTGGCTTACTGTATTTAATGCCGAAGCATAAAGTATTCCACCTGATACAGATAAACCAAAACTACCTAAAGTATTTCCTGAACCCATTGCTACCAAAGCGTGACCAGCATTATCTGTGTCCCAAGCAAAATTGCTATAAGAAGTGGCTACAACAGTTATTTTATTGCCAACAGTAAAAGCACCTGTTGTGGTGTTTACAGTAAATAGCGTTGCGTAAGTTGCAGTTTGACCTGATTCTGTGTATACATAAGCAAAGTTAGTGCTATCTAATCTAATTATTACACCACTTGTATAAACACTTAAATTAGATGGGGCTACCATATAACTAGAACGAGGAATAAGCGTAGATGGGCCTGAATAACTGGCAAGTAAAGCTGGACTATTTTGAAAATACCAAACACCTGTTGCTGTTGCAATAGAGGTAATATTTAATGTATAGCTTCCACTTGATGGCAAATATTCACGAATAGTTCCACCAGTATCTTTTATAGCTAAAGCTAATCCTGTTTCATTTGAAATAACAAAGTAGCCTTGACCAGTAACTAAAGTAGTCATATCAGGCATAACAATGCTAGGCAAATAAGGAACAGTTGTATCCAGCACAACACGAATATATTGATTGCTTGCAGATGTTAATGTTGCGCTAGGACTTGCAGTAGACAAAGTTACGGTAGTAATGCCACCTCTTACATTTCCTGTTGCAGAAGTCCAAGTAGTTCCGTTAGAAACTAATACATTGCCTGACGCGCCAGCAGAAGTTAAACCAGTACCACCTTGAGAAGCCGCTAGTGCAGTAGTTAAACCTGTAATAGAAGTAATGTCGCTATTTGCGCCTGATTTAGCCGCGCTTAAATTAGTACGAGAAGTAGTAGTGTTAGCAACATCAGAAAGGTTATTAGCTTTTAAAAGGCTCAATGCTAAATTTGTAGTGTCGGCAGTATCTACATACAATTTGGTAGCACCATCTGTATCGAGCGTAGGGGTAGCAAGATTAATAATCTTATTGCTATTTAAATTTAATGAGCCAGTTATTGGTGTTTGACCATCCGCGGCTACAGAGCCAGTTAAAGCACTAGCAATATCTGTAAGCGTTGAATTAGCCCATGTAGAACTAATTGTGGTGTTAGTAACTACTGGGTTACCAGCAGGTAGGGAATAAGTCCCCGATCCGTTTCTACTCATTTTGATTTCCTCAATGCGTCTGCCATACCTTCAGGCGTATAGTTTACTGATTCTTTAACTTGCTTTTTAATGCCCATTTCTTTAATTTTTTCTACGCCTTGTTTTACGCCAATTACACGGGAAACAGGAAGTAAAGCAACACCATCTAAAGCTTTCATTAAAGCACTAGAAGTATTTGAATAGTTGACAGCACCTTTAAGCGGAGCATTTACATTAAGGGTAGTTTGATAAAGGTTTCTAACTTCTTCAGCACCTTTTTTGCCAAAAATGTAATCTAACTTGTTATCTTGATCAATTTCATTAAGAACTGATCTAAATTTAGCAGGCGAAACAACAGAATTACCAAAAGAATCTACATCAATAGATGATGTAACCTTGTCTTTTATGTGCTGAATTGTTTGACCTTGTAACTCTTTCCAAGCTTGTTGGCCTTCTGCACCACCCTTTTTAAGGGTTAATCCAATTGCGGCAACATCATCCCTAGAACCATCTAAAATTGAATGTTTAAATACATCCTCAAACGCTACAGCGCGGTCTGTAGTACCTTTTTTGGTACGCAATAATTTATCAATTGCCCCAATATCTTCAAATTGCCTAGAATATTGAGTGCGTAGTTTTCTAGCATTTTGATATAGTTCGCCACCTTTGTTTTCGGTAGCGGCATTAATTAATTTTTTCATTTCCCCAGCGTGTAGCATTCCAACTGCATCGCTAGGGTCATAATTCATATTAATAAACTGATAAACATCTTCCATTTGATTAATAGGTATAGATTTAGTTCCAGTTGGATCATTTACCTTTAATTGCTCATCAACGGCATCCAAAATCGGGGCTAATTTTGTCCTGACAGTAGGGGTTTGTTTGGCAATGTAGGATTCTAAAAGTGCATAGCTAACAGGTTCTTGCATTTCACCTGCTTTTCTAGCTTTTGTGTAAGCTGTTTTAATGTCAGCTTTAGCTTTCTCTACTTGTTGAACCAATGCTTTGTCTACAACTTTACCTGTTTCACGCAATCCATAAGTTTCTTTACCTGTAGCATCAACATAAGCATCAAAGTTTTGCAAAATAGCGTCATTTGCTTGGGCTTTTTGAGTAATTAACGGTTTGCCAATAGTGTCAGGATATAGCTTGGCAGTTTCAGCTTCAAATTGTTGAATGCCTAGATCGCGTTCTGCCATACCTTTACTTAAAGGAACGGGTACACGCAAATTTTGAGCAGTTTCATAACGGGTTCTAGCTTCAGGAACTTCTGCCGCGCCTACACCAGCCATTGTTGGCTCTCTACGCAAAGCATTAGCAATTTTTGATGTAACAGGCTCTACTGCGCCAACTATTCTGTTTGTAACAGGCTGTACCGATTCTTGTATTAATTGACCTTCATTACGCAATGCTTGAGCCATGTTGTTAACAACTGGCTTAATTGAAGGCGCATTTTGAATAGCTGAAGGAATTTTGCCTATTGTAGGAATATATGGTGGAATTTTTGCGGCTTGTAAACCTTCACCAATAGTTCCCATAATGGCTTGTGATTCAGGAGAGCTTGGTTGATAGCTAATATTTTGTTTAGCTTGTCTGTAATATTCATCCCTAGCTTGACCGCTTGGGGCTTGACCTTGCATAGCACCTTCTACAGCACTTCTACCAAGACCATAAGCCATAGATAATGGCTCTGTGATAAGTGGCGATACAACGGCTGTAGGAACTTCGTATAAAGTTTTAACTCTATCCATCATTGTTACTGGTTTTTTAGCGGGTGCGGGTTCATAGCCAACAATATTAGGTTTTGCACCAGCAACGGTAGGAACATCACCATAAATCGGTGTTCCAGCACTAGCTTTAGACAAATCGTATCTAGACAACAAATCTGCTTGAGTTATGTTATCAGGCACATTTTTAACTAAAACGCCATCGGGCATCCGTACATCCATGCTTATCTTCTTCCTGTTGGTAAAGTGCTAAAATCAACCTCTTTTTTAGGGCCTAATGAAACTTTACCTGTGTCTTTTAATTGTGTATCAATGCTATCCCAGTCACCGCTTGGAAAATATTTTTTCTGTAAGGTAACCATATTTTTCATGGTTGCTAAACGAGATTCAATAGGAATATTTGCGTTTCCTAAATCACCAGCTAATTTCTGATACAAAATAACATCAAGAACGCCTTGTGGCCCTTCAAATCGTGGTTGCTTCATAGTTAAAGCACCTGAAAGCATTTTTAATTGTGCATCTGCTTCTGATTCTTGTTTTCTTGCACCAAATGGCAAATTCACTACTTCACCAGCATAAGTTAAAGCATTAGATAAAGCACCTGAACTTGGTGCGTTAGATGACAAAATCTTTCCTGCTTCTTTCATTAAATCAAAACTGTCTTTAGCGTTAGTAACATTAGCTTGTTGTTTTTTACTAAATTCCATTGCTAATTCTCTGTTTTGTTTAGGAGAAAGTGTTGGATCAGTTTGATAGGTCGGCAATACGCTTGGAGCAGGTGCGTTTACTGGTTGGCCTTGTGATACGCCTTGAGTTTGACCCATAGGTGTACCTGCGCGAACCATAGGCTGACCACCGCTAGGCGCACCGTATCCGCCAATACCTTGATCGGCAAGTTCAGCACCACGCATATTTAATGATGTGCGCTCATAAGCAGTCATTTCAGGTTTGACACCACCTACTTGGAAAGTAGAAATTGGGTCAGGAGAATTAACATTAATTACGCCTTGACGGGTTTTGCCTGTCTTTTCGTCTGTGTATTCTGCTTTTTCCCATTTAGGGCCTTCAGTCATGCGCTTAAGTCCCATTGCCCGTAAAGCTGGGCTGTAAGAACTAGCGGCAAACAAATTAGCGGCTTGTGGGTTAGGCCTAATTGCCGCAACTGGGGCTTTGTATTGACCCATTGGTTCTTCTATTGAACCCATTGCTTGACCTGTAGTTCCTAATGGCAGGTTTCCAGCTTGTGAAGGCGCACCAGCATTCATTTGCTGGAACTTTTCAATATCGCCCATTTCTTGAGCGCGTAGTCTTTGTGCAAGATTAACCGCTTGTTCGTCACCTTTTTTGCCTACATACTGACCTGCCGCTATGTTAGCAATTTGGGCTAAATGTTGAAACGGGCTAGTAGGAACATAACGACCTGATACCATGCTACCAGCAGGCATTTGTTGTAAACCTTGTTGGGTAAGAAGGTCGGCTAAACGCTGTTGACGGTTAAGCTGTTGCTGTTCTGCCATCATTTCGGGTGGCATATTGCCAGCCAAGTTAATCATATTATCAGCCATAATTAATCTGCCGCAGAGAATAAGTTACCAACTGATTGGCTATAGTCAGGGCCTTGTGGCGTATAACCGTATGGATTTTGTCCATTAGCGTCATAGGCTAAACCAGTACCCTGTGCAGTAATTTTATCGTTAGGCTTTTGTTTACGCAAAGCCATAGCCATAGCCATAGGGTTCATGCCACCACCTTGTTTACCAATTTGACCAGCTTGCTGTGTCATCTGCTGACCCTGCATAGCCGCTTGATTTTGCATTTGCTGTTGTGCCGCCATGTTCTGATAGACAGCATTTAAGCCACCTAAATCTTGTGCTTGCATAGCAGGATTGATGTATGTAGGCATTATAGTAGTCCGTAATCTACGACTTTATAGCCGTCATTAAGTGTATGTACAGCGTATGGATAAACTTGTTCTACTTCTTGAGCCATGTAACCGTAACGAACGCCATGACCAGCTAATTCAAAATCTTTAAATTCAGGTTTGTATTCAAACTTGTACACAGTCAAACCGTTGTTAGCTATGCCAACAGGCTCAATGTTTTCTTTCATTCTTACATCAGAAGCCATAATTCCAGCACCGCCAAGGCTCATCAAACCTTGATTAAGGTTAGCTTGTTGTGCTTGTTTTGAATTAAAGTCACCCATCTGTGCGTTGTATTGCATCCCTGCCGCGCCTAACAAGTCAGCACCGCTAGTGGTAGCTTGGTTTGCGCTATTAACAAATGTAGGATTTTGTACTTGCGCGCCTGTACGCAATGAACTTAAAGTATTAAGTGGCAAGTTGTAGTTAGTCATAGCTTGGTTGTAAGCTTGTTGATTTGCTTGTAAGCCAGTACCAAAACCTTGTGTAGTTGCACCTAGCAATAAATCGTTTTCTTTTTGACTTTGATTCATCTGCGCCTTGTTCCAAGCTTCAGAACCTACAGGAATGCCTGCATTTGACAGTTGATTGTTTAGTAAGTCACGCTGTTGACCGATTTGTGGTGAAAGGCGTTGCATATAGGCATCTTGGTAATTCTGACCAGCATTGATGCCTACTTGTGGAAGGTTAGGGTTAAAGCCCTGACCCATCATTTCTTGGGTACGACCTAATGCAGAATTAATTGTGCTACCAAGACCTAAAGATGCTTGGTTTTGATTGTTTAAAAGTTTTTGGCCGACATCAGAAAGACTTGTAGTAGCTGTCCATGTAGGATTTCCGTAGGGGTCAGCACCGCTAACTGTGTAATCCAAGTTACCGTAAGGCGTTACCTGATTTACGCGGTTTGCCGCAGTAGCGGTTCTTGCCGCATCAAGGTTACCTTGTGCTGTCGCATTAGCGGCCGCTGTATAGTCGGGGGCGGCTGGTGCGCTTGCCGCAGGCCCTAATCCTAAAAATCCACCACCACCCATGTCATACTCCTTTTAACTTTTTCAAAGGACATTGGATGTCAAGCCACCGACAATCCTCTTTCCTCATAGCCATAATTACCAAATCCCCATCCATATGGGCATCAGGTATTTCGGCTACTACTTTAAAGCCCAAGTGTCGGTTTAACCTTAAGGCATCTGTATTTTCAGCACAGATTTGCCCTAGTATAACGCTAACTCCTAGTTTATTAAAGGGGTAATCAAATACAGCCCATAAAAAATCCCTGCTTGCCCAATTCTTGCCAAGTGACCCAATATGGATTTCACAAGCTTTTGGCATAAAATTGGTGTAACCCGCTACCGCTACTAAATTACCGTCTTTTAACTGCCCTATAGATTGGGTTGTTTCGGGTAGTGGAAAGTTCAATACGCGAACTAGCCATTCCCCCAAATACTGTTGATTCTCTGTGGTTACTGTACGCAATTACAGTACACCCCCTCGTTCCATTACATAGTCGGTAGATGCCCAATGAAAGTCTATTCCTTGTGATGCCACATTCATATTGACCGATGCCGCAAAACCTGTTCCTGTCACACCTTGCCAATTTTTGCTAGTTGTTAGGAATCCACCCCAATTTACCTCATCCCATTTATCTACATCCCATTTAGCAACGGTCAATAATGATGGGTTAAAGCTAATTTCGTTGGTCAATGGCACGGTATCAAAGTCGGTTGATATACCGCATAACACCGTAGGCATACCGTTATCGGTCTGAATAATAGGGCGAATTAGGGTAAAACGTTTTAGTTGGCCGCGGGTATCAAAGTAGCTGTAAGCCTGCTGACAAGTTCCTACAATATTGTTTATATTGTCAGTATTGGTATAAAAGAATCTGCCGACATAGCCATCACCACCAAAGTGCATATCCTGATCACCCGATACGGCAAAGCAGTAAGCTTCTATGCCAGTAAATCGCGCCCAAGACTTGCTAATAGTATTCATCACATACTGCTCCATTCCGCCATCCACAGGGATAGACAAAATGAGCATATTTTCAGCGGCTAAAAAGTTAATTTGCCAGCCAAAGTTTTGTGAAAAATTAGATGCGGCAAGGGAAACAGCGTAGTAAATCTTGTCTGTCAGGTTGATACGGGGGTCTAGTCGGTCAGACTGTAGTGCCGATGTCAACGGAAGTAGGCCATCTTGCGTTAGTAATAACAGGTCACCGCCCCACTTAAAGAAGCATCTACGGGTAAAGGTTTGACCCATCTGCCACAAACCCTTCATAGCCCAGTTGTTAGGGTCGCTAGGATTAAATCCTTGGTAAACAAGAATCTCGCCCATGCTAGACACATACACGGCAAAGTCATCTACACCGTAACCAGCGTCAAGTGTCCATGTACCCATAGCCTGCAAGTACCCGCCATTGCGGAAAAAAGCACCTAAAGCAAATTCTGTAGCCGCGCCTGATATTGCTTGGACATCCAAATAATAAAAGCTTAAGCTATTGATTTTACAGAAATAAAGACGATTTTTAAATAAGTTGACATTAACAAATGTGTTACTATTTACGCCCGTAATTCCTGTGATTGTGTAAGTTCCTACAACGGTAGCGTTACCGCTAGGAGCAGATGCCATCGTGTAGGTAAAGGAAGAAGCCCCTGTCACCGTGATAACAAAAGTACCATTAAATTGCGTTGGCGTTGCGCCTGATACAGTAATTCTGTTACCTGTTATTAAACCATGCGCTGATGCCGTGGTTAAGGTAGCCGTTAAGTTGCCTGTGCCACCCCTAGTGATAGTGCTAATTGTTTGGGCAGTCTGCGTTGTTGCCATAAATGCCCATGCCGTACCATCATAAATTAGGGTAGGGTCGACACCATTACAAGCAATAATAAAATCACCACCAGCCGTGCTGATATTGACATATTGCCATTTTGCGTTAGTTAAACCAGTAAATACTACTGTAGCAGGGTCATTTGTGGCATCGTATATTTTGGTTTCTGCAAACGCAAAAAGCTTGTAACCCCGTGCGTTGTTGTACGGGTAGTTAATGATTGTGTAGGCCTTGCCAGTAATGCCCGTAGATAGCTTTGTGTAGCCCTTACGCAATTGGACATCGGTTGTTGTAGGCCAAAAGTTGACCATCTGCACCGCATCCAATGGTGGCATATCTGCCAAAGAATCCCTAGCGTTCCACCCACCAATAGGGGATGATAACGATGTAGTAACCGCGGTACGGCCTTGTGGTCGTGCCATGATTAAGACCCGTAGCCAGTATCGGGAATATTTGCCCAACCAATAAGAACCGCGCTAGGTTGTGGGGCAAACGACAATGTAGCAGAACCCTTGTCATTGGCTTTGGCAACCGATAAATAACGCTGGTAATCTTGTTGCAACGCTGTGGTATCAAATGACTTAATTTGGAAGTATTTAAGCTTTGTAGCCAATACGATAATTGTGTCATCTAATACTGTTGTGTCTGTGTCGGCTGTAAAACTGTTCTTTACATCACCTGCCGCGCTTCTTACAAAACCTTTAGAACGGTACTCAAAACCTAGATATTCTTGGGTATTGTAAGGTGGCCAAATTTGAAATGTATTGCCAAGAATACGCCAGCGTACCCGTGGCCCTGTTGAGATATAGCCTGATTTAAGCCATTGCCATTGTTGTGCATCTACTGGGCCAAGCATCTGCCAATGCTTTGTCTTGTCCCAATGCGTGTTATCTGTAATAGTTTCGTAGTCAGGTGGTAGTGGGTAGATAGTCTTACTAAATGTAACTGTTCCACCTGCCGATGTAGCTGAAGATAACTGGGTAGAAGTCAATGCCGTACTGCTAGTAACCTCATCAATGTAAGTATCTTGTGGGATTGAAGTACCCACAATAGAATAAGTGTTATCCAAGCCTGTGGTACTAGGAATGTTATTTAGTACATAAGTACCATTCGTTGTATCACAGGTCGTGGTTACAGCAGTTGTGTAGAAACGATACTCAAGCTCTAATGCCTGCCAATCATGCTCCTTAACCAAGTCGTAACCAGCACGGTTCATTAACGCAAGAATTTGTTGCACATCTTGGCTAGTGTTACCAGCTACAAATGTAGGTACGGCTAGGTTTAATTCAGCGGTAACTTGTTGGACAAGTTGGAGCAGATTGTATGACATATTAGGCTTCCTCTGTGGCTACCGTTTTCGATTTACGGGGTTTCTTTTCACCAACAGCGGCTAAAATAGTGGCCATTTGTTCTTGCATCATGGCTATTTTCGCATCTGTATCTTGCTTGATTTTAGCAGTTTCTTGCTCTTTTTTGGAAAGTTCTTCCTTTAAAGCGTTGATTTCTTGTTCACGCTTGTCGGTTTCTGCCGCGTTTGTTGCTAGATTTAAAAATGCCTTTGCCTTATCGCGAAATGCAAATGGGGACATCCCTGCCGCCATGCCCATACGCTGTAAATGTGCGTCTGATGCGCCTGCAATAGATTCTACGGTATGAAACTTCATTGCCCGTAGTTCTTCTGCCTGCGATTTGGACACGATTGGCCATTCAGAAACAGGAGTTCCTACCACTTCCTCATCGTTTGCGCCAAGTCTATTTTGGTAGTTAGCCCATTGGATAGGAAAACGAGCCTTATGGTTTGCTAACGCATAAGTATCAATTTCGGTAAGTGTATCGCCAGCTACGCAAATATGTACAAAATCAAATTCTTTGTATATTGGTCTGCCAGCGTCTAAAGATTCCTGCTCTTGGTGTACTGGTCGCTTGTAGAAACGAACTTGTAATCGTGAATCCGCATTTCCTTCATCAGATGGAAGCATTGCCATTTTTAAATCTCCTCAAGGTATTAAGGTAAAAAGTTAAAGAAAAAAAGGGCTACCCTTTTGAGGTAACCCTTCGTTTTTACTACAAATTGCTATTAAACACTAGCCTTACTAAACCAACCATAATCGCCTGATGCCATAGAAGCACCTGCCAAATATGTGCCTGTCGCACCCAAAGTTACTTGGAATGTTGAAGCGTTGATGATGCAAGTTGCGGCTGATGTGCCAATTGCTACAGCGGCTTGGGCGAAAACATAACGGAAGCCATCGCTACCGAAAGTTTCAGCACCCAAAGGGCCAAATGTTGCAATTGCTGTGCCAGCGGAATTAGGATTTGTAGTAGTTGTATTGTACAAATCCACGCCAGCGATGGGGAGAACTGAATATGCCATGATTATTTCCTTTTCTATTCTAATTAAGTTGCGTTGATGGGTACTATTAAGTACCTGTCAAAACACCTTGTAGGAATGAGTTGGAGCAAGTTAAATTGCCCGCCCAGCCATACAATTTAACGATTGCGTCCTGATTGATCGACTGACGCTCGCCACCGATAGGAACGAAGTTACGCTCTTTGTGTGGGCGTAGGAAGATGTAATTGGTGTTCAAGAAGTACATATAAGTTGCAGTTTCTTGTGCGCCATAACCACCGCCTAATACCACATCAGCAGACATACCACCACCATAGAACTTCAATGATGCAAAGCCAGCCGCGCCTTCTTCAACACCAGCAATACGCTGGATAGCTTGCAAAGAAGCTACATAGCGTGAATACAGGGTGTTACCAGCAACGATCAAGTCAACTTTGTCTGTGCCACGAACAGATTTGATAGCGGCAGAAGTCATAGCGGCTTGAATCAATGCGGCAGAATCCGCACCTGTGGAAGATTGGTTTTGCCAAAATGTCCAGTTTGCACGGTTAATACCACCGTATGTGCCTGTGGTATTTGAAGTCGGGCAGGCCGCGGCCAATCCAGTTATGTTTTTTCCGCCATTACCAGTACCATCGCCATAAATGTCACCTGAAATACGGTTCAATAAACGGGCTTCAGAAACTTGCATACGACCATCTAACAAGTCAATGATTGCTTCTTTAGAACTGTTCTGCAACATTTCTAAACCACTCATTGTTACAGAATCAGCATATTGAGTAATGCTGAACTGTGCCGCAGAGATAGGGCTATCAGGGGTGATGTTCAATACTTCATAACCGCTATATGAATTAGCGTTGTTAGTATTTGGATCGTTGTACATGATTTCTTGCAAAATCACATTACCACCTGAAAATGGTTGTACATTACCTTTAGCGTTCAAACGCTGAAGGATCGCATTGTTTTGTGTTAAGTTATCTGCCAATACACCGCTACGACTTTGAATGGTGGTAGCGATAATATCGGTGATTGCTGAATTAGCAAATGCCATGATATTTCCTTTATAAAATTAAGTTAAACCCGACCACTCTCTGCTTCTGACAATTGAGCCATTAACACAGAGCGTCTATCCTTTGCATCTGTTTTAGACACCTGACCGCTAGGAGTAACGGACTTCGGACTAACAGCAGTTGCTTTAGCCTTTGCTACTTGTTGTGCTTTAGATGCTTGATTGCCTGCTGATTTTAGGAGTTTTTCCTGTTCCAGCCGATAAGCTTCATCGTTCATACGCACAGCTTTTGCATAAGCCGATTCAAGGTCTTGGGCTAAACCTCGCTCAAGTAATTGAGCCATATCTTCCCTAACCATATCAAAGTGCGGAAACCGCGCTCTGTCACTACTTACTCGACTGATTTCTTGGGTCAATCGAGCGTTTTCTTCTTGCTCCCGAATCTGCGACAGTTGCGCAACTTGTTGCTGTGTAGCTTGAAGTTGTTGCATTAACTGTTGTTGATAAGGGTCAACATACGCCTGTTCAGGAGTTTGTATCGCATTTTGATCTAATTGTATTCCATAATCTTGTGCAAGTCTATGAAACATCTGTACTTTTTGGTCATACGGTGCTTTAGACAAAACCATGTGGGCGCGACCAAGATTATTAATCCAAGCTACTGGGTGGATTCCTTGTTGTTGCAGTTCAGGAACAAACGGGCCAATGGCTTGGGTTAATTGTCTTGCGTTGTCAGCTTCAGCTTTGTAGGCAGATACACCACGCTTGTATTCTGCTTCGCGTTGGTTAGCGTATTCAGCAAACTTAACAAACTCTTGTTGGTTTAGTGGTTTGCCACCCTTCATCTTTTCCCAAACCTCTACATACTCTTTTTTCCATGTAGTTGGGCGCGATGGACTTACATCCGTTTCAGTTTTAGAACTATCTTCTGCCACCAGTTCAGGTTCTTCAAAACTATCTTGATCGGTGCTATCGCTGGTGTCGCTACTCTTTTGGGTTTTGAAGCGACCTTTTTCGTCACGGTCGTTGCTTTCTTCAGAACTGGTTTCTTCTTGGATTGGATCGTCATTTACTTCTATCTCCTTTTCGATAGGTGCTTCAAGTGTGCCTTCTTCGGCTTGGTCAAGTGCGGCTTCTAGTAACTCTCTACGATCTTCGCTCATTTAATGCTCCTTATTTAAGTTTTTCGTATGCAATTTCCGCAATTTGACGCTTACGGTACTCTTGGTCTTTTCTTGAAAATTCATGCACTTTTTGTTGCGTTGGAACATCGTTGCCTAACTCGATACAATTGTTGCGTTTTAGGTTTTCGCGATGTTTTGAGCGAGAAGATACCCATGAGCCATCAGCCATAGAGATATGGCCTTCAATGTCAGAAATTACCATCGGTGCGACCCTAGTTTTCATGGCAATTTTGTCTAACCATGATGCTTTGGCGGCTTCCTCGCCAATTGTAGGTGTCCACCACTCTAGGAAAAATTCTTCGTCAGACTTCTTTGTTTCTACATGATTATTGGCTATCCATCCACAATTAGGGCATTGCATCACATTCTCCTTATTAAATCAGGGATTTGGTCATATTCATTAGGTCGCAGACACACTACGCTGTCGTACCATTTAGCATTTTTCCACCGCCAGCAGACAAATTCTTCTTTTGGTAGCAAGACAATAGTCTTTACGCCCAATGCGCCTGCCAAATGAGCCGTTCCTGTGTCTACAGTCACAATACCCTTCATGGCCTTCATGTGCGATGCGGTTTGTACCCAGTTTTTCTTCCATCCGTCATCAGGAAGTGGGTGAAATAAGCCATCAGAACTAGGATTTAGTGAATATGCGTCATCACCGACCAGTTCAGCCATGTGCTGATGGGCAATAGACTTGATGTAGTACAAAGTTTGCTTGGATGCTTCCCAATTTACCCCGATTTTGGGCGGAATATTGCTTGGGATAGCATGAAGATAGCCTTCTGAACCCATAATCTTGTTTTTAGTCACAGGGAACATTGATTTTACGATAGGGTGTGACAAAGAAATATAGTAAGGAAGCGACATCGAGCCTATCCAGTAGTCTGATTCACTTGCAACACCTTCTAATCCGTTGCTAAACACATCTACAGCGTGAATTTGACCTAGTAGGTAGTGCAATGTACCTTCTTGCAAGACTACGACCCTAGACGCTCCTAAAGCCTTTAGCGCAGGTAAGAATCTAGCAAACATCAGGATGTCACCAAAACCTTGTTCCATCTGTACGGTAATCGATTTACCCATCAGGGGTTCACCTCTCCATACAGGCATCTTTAAGGCGGGAGCGTATGGCTGGGCTTGCTTGGCAATAATGTCAGGATGCCAGCGATATTCAAATAACCTAAAGCCAGCTTCGTATCTGCCAGCGTGTAGGTGTTCGTATGCTAGTTTGTATTGACTGTCAGCGTTTAGTGCAGAAGTAATAATAAGGCTTCCTCATCGTCTAGTTCCTCTAGGCGTTTGGCTTCCATATACCTCAATTGCTCTTGTATAAGAGTTTGTTGTTTTCTGTAAGCTATTGCCGCGAGGATGTTATCCCGTTGTCTTTCAAGGTAGCTTATAGACCGTAGTAAATCTTCTGTTTCAGCTAACGGTATATCAGCTTTAACCTCTTGTTTTAATTGTACTTTAGATTGCTTAACTTTTGCAACAGGATCAATTAAATCTTTGAATGCTTGTTTCCGCGATGCGTTGGCATCCCTTGTTGCTTTTTCTAATAATCTTTGGCGCGCAATAATCTTGTTATTTAATCTTTGAACGCGCTCTAATTCTTTTTTTGTCCAATGGCCACCATCATCCCCGCCAGGTGGGCGAGGACTTACCGTTATCTGATAAGTAGAAAACGGTAAGCTAGAAAATGAACTAAATCCAAACATTTAGATTGCCCAGATACGCTGCGGAAAAGGGCTAGGCATTACTGCATAAGGCGTTAATGGAGTAGCATCTTCACCCTCTATTACCAGTACATTCACACCATAATTAGGTGCTGGATAGGGTACTGGAACATAATCTTCAGGCGTAGGAATAGGTGCTGGCTCGTATACTGTTCCTAGTACGCTAATGTTTGCATAGTTAGGAGTAACAGTAATGACTTCGGGGCTGATTTCTTTGCCGTCTTCGTCTACTACGGCTGGTGTAACAGTAGTTGTATAAAGCACAGAAATAGACTGTTCTTCGTCTGTAAATGCTAGGTAATAGGGAATCATAGTTATCCTGTAAGGGCTTGGAGTTGTGCGTTAGTTACTACCATTGGGTAATAAGCTATTTTTTTAATAGTTCCGTTTGCATATTTTGTTGAACTATTTGAATAACCTATATTTATTTTAATAAAAGTATTTGGCAAAGTTACTGTAGTGTTTGTTGTTACTGTATTTCCTGAAACGCTACCTGCAAAAGCACCTGTCTTTAATGCAAAAGCATTTTTTGAATTAAGCGCAACTCCACCATTTATTTGAAACGCCAAACTTCCACCTACAACACCAAGAAATACATAATTGGCAGTATTTGAAGAAACTATTTCAAATGAATTTGCAGAAGTTCCGTCTGATATATTGGCAAATGGATAATTTGTTGCTGTTGTTATTCCATCAGCATACAGAGTACCTTGAGAAATGTTATACCAACTACTAAAGTTAGTTCCTGTCATGCTTGCACTATCAGCACTTCTAGTTACTTGAGAAGCTACTGTAGGGATATAGCTAGTAGCAAATGCACCAGCTTCTAGTTGTGCGCCCCAAATGAATACACCTGAATAGCCGTTGCCAGCGTATGAAACAGAACCATCAGTAGATGCACAATCAATTGTTAATCTTACAGCGGCAGCACCTAAAGTCTGTGTAATTGAGCATCTATACCATCCGTTACCAACAGAAGTAATTGTGCAATTTGATGCGCCTATTCCACCACCAACAGTCCCTACCGTGCCAGTAGATAAATTAAACCAAGCATACCCACCACCATTTGCTTGAAACTCTAAAGCAACAAAAGTTCGTTCACCAGCTTTAACATAGGTTGAAAAAGTGTGGCTTGTAGCTGTGGCAGTTACAGAGTTATAAACAGAATGTGCTGAAGTAGTAGCTGATTCAACCAACTTATCGCCAGTTAATGTGCCATCAGGTGCAATGATTGTATTTGATGTAACTGTAGCGGCTGTTTTAACCCATGCGGCATTATCAAACTCGCTAGAATATGTAGCTAAATTAGTCCTCTGTTCCTCTATCAGTAAACCTAAAGATTCTCTTGTAGTTGGATTATGGTCAAACCTAGCTTCATTAGATTGCTGTGTGAGTAATACAGGAATGTAGTTTGTAATGGCGGCTGTAGTAGTGGCTGTGTAGGCTGTTACTGCGCTCCGAATTTCGGCTTGCGCTCCCCATATAAATAATCCGCTAGTGCCATCGCCTGTGTAAGAGCTATCGTAAGTACCATTAACAGTACCATTATCAATAAACAACCCAATCTGATATGTACCAGTTGTTCCAATAAGACCAGTTGCAGTTACTCTATACCAACCATTACCTACAGATGTAATTGTTCCTCCTTGTCCTGTAGAAACACCACCTGTTGTAATTTGTCCA